ATACAAGAGATCATGGTATACTCAAAGGATCATATGTTTGCACTCTTGATAATTATCACGAGAGTGTAGATGCTATTGATTATTCAACAAGTGAAAAACCAGCAGAACATAAATCACACAATATTATAGAGTTAGAGAACGGACAGTTTTGTTTGTATCCAAACAATAGAATGAGAGTGTATGACAACTCACTCACACCAGACGAACCATTGCAGCCAGACTTCAAAGTTAGTACAGAAATATATCAAGTAGAGAACGGACAAAAGTTTAGACTCGGAGATACTGATGAATATTTTTGGAAAGCAAAAGGTGAATGATTGAGTTCTTGTTAATATTTATGATAGACGAAAAAGTTATAGATAGAACACAAAGATTTAAAAGTGTAGATAGATGTTTATACTTTGCAGAAAAATTAACGGCCCAACCAAATGTACCAAACGAAGATGGTAAACCTGGTAAAATTATAGCTTATTGTAAACCAGTTCGTAAATAATCATGGCATCAAACTTGCAAGTTTAAAATACTTGCTTCTTCGCCACCACATTTAGAGGAAGTCGTGAATGAGAGCGAGTTCCGAGAAAAAAGTCTTCGTATAAGAGGCATACAGAGGGGGTAACAACCTCCTCTAGTATGATTACACCCAAAGGACACCTTGTCTTTTGTGTGTTTGTATAATCGCCACTATCCAACCTCACCCCAATTTTGACCTATTTCAACGTCTACTTCGAAGGGTATTTTAAGTTCTGGCACACAATTACACATAATCTCTTCAATTTGATCTATTTGTTTGGCACTCTTGCTGTTTTCTATATTAAAACATAGTTCATCATGCACAGTTAACATGGGAGTTATTCCAGCTTCATAACAATCGACCATAGCTTTCTTAGTTTGATCGGCACTCGATCCTTGAATCAATCTATTTAGCGCCTTGTATGTAAACGCTCTTCTGATTCTACCCTTGCCACCATATTCATCAATAGCTTCTTTCATGGGTAATGCTTTATTATATGTATACGAGATGGGTTCATACATATTGAATCTACATTTACGACCCAACCAAGTTCTAATCACACCACTATCAGCTGCTCTTCTCATAGCTTTTTCTGAAATTCTTTTTAAGAAAGGAACTTTGTCATTATATTTATCCAACAGAGTCGTTGCCTCCTCCATTGATAGATCAAGTATGTTTGCCAACTTACCTTTACCCATACCATACATCAAACCAAGATTAACTGTCTTGGCTTGTTTTCTAGGTATGTCTGCTATATCTGCAACGATCTGATGAAAGTCAGCTTGTCCTTTTTTATACAATGCTACAACATCATCTATCTGTGGGTGTCTATCTATACCTGTCAATGTCGCACAATAATGCACAAGCCATCTTGGTTCTTGTGAGGCATAATCAAACGATCCCCACTCACAATCTGCCTCTGGAATAAACAATCCTCTAATTATTTTTTTAATATACGGATCTCGTGCAGGTATCTGTTGCAAATTAGGATTGCTTGAGCTAAACCTACCAGTAACAGTGCCTCCACCATCAGAACGTAAAGGATGAAAGTCACAATGTATACGACCATTATGAGAGTGTTCAAGAATTGTATCGATAAAAGTCGTATTGGCTTTATTGACCTCCCTTATCTTTATAATTTTTTTCGCAATCGGATGGCTGTGATTTGCAAGAAACTGTTTTGTAAAGGCGGGGGCCCTGGACTTCTCTGTGCGAGAGTACGAAAGTCCTACCGCGTCAAAGACCTTTGCTACAGATGTGGCGACCCACGGTTCCAACGCAACCTTTGTTTCCGCGGCTATCTCATCAAGTAGTTTCTTTTCTAAAGTTATCAATTCTTTTTTAACTTGCTCTGCTTTTACAAGATCAACTCGTACACCTTTTGTTTTCATATCAAGAAGCAAGGGTGTAAGTCTAGTTTCTAAATCAAATACATTACTGCACTCTTCTTTTGTTATTTGTTTTCGGAGCTCATTCCATAATCTTAAAGTTATTGAAGCATCATGCTCTGCATATGCACCAACATAACGAGGTGGTAATCTCCACATGCCAGACTTCGGATCTACACCAAACTCTTCAGCAGCACTCTTGAGCATCTTTTCATCTTTGTATGTACCAAGATAATCTCCAGCAAGAGAGTTAAGATTATAATATCTTCTATTCTCATTGAGTAATGGTGCTGCTACCATCGTATCTCTGATCTTACCCTTAACTTCTATGCCCTCTGCTCGAAGCCAACCAAGATCGTACAACGCATTGTGGAACACGAAAGTTTTAGTTGTATCTTTACATAAGTCTGTAAGCCATTGATATATAACTCTTTTCGGCATGTTACCAACTGTATGTGCCACTGGGAAATACCAAGAGCTATCTCCAGCGGCAACTGCTATACCTATAATGTGCCCGTCTTTCCTACACCAGCCAGGCCCTAACTTCAAAAGATTCTCATCTCTTGTCTCCAAGTCTATGGCTATTGTATCATACTGCGATAGATCTGGTATCGTTTCTGGTGGAGTCCAATCAGAATCCACATTACCCCATGCTACATCTTTTATATCTTGTTCGAGTAGATGGTATTGATCACTTGTCATTTTTTCCCCATCAGTTTTTTAACACACTCTAAATAAGTTATTGCATAACCTATAATGTCTTTTACGCTATCCATATGCGTTGGAGTTGTAAGCAATCTTACAATCTTTACCCAAATCATTATAAGTGCAAAATGATAATTAGAAACTTTACCGTTCTTTTTAATGGCATACTCGGTTATAGCATTAATACCAACTGCACACAAATCATGGTTCTCTTCAATATCGCCATAATTTTTACCACGCTGGTTAAT